TAAAGATGGTACTACCTCTAAATACACTTGTTTAAAACCTTTATAACGTAGCTCCTCAAATTGTTCAGGAGTCTCTACTAACCAAAACATAACCTAGTTTTTATAAAACTGAAGGTAATTAAATTTTAGGAATCTTCCAAGGAAAAATACATTGTTTTGTCTCTCGGTTAATTCAATTATGTTTTTGTTTGTTCTAGCTACTTGTTCTTTTTCCCCTGTTAGTTTCCAAGGTAAAGAAAATTGAATGTATTGAGAGAAAAAATATTTTGGATCTTGTGCTTTTAACTCGTTAAATGTAGTTAAAGAAATCTCTGTGTATTTTTCCTCATTTATTTTTTTAGCAAAGTATCTTTGGAATTCTCCTATTTGATAATCCTGGGGGGTAGGGAGGGGTAAAAAGTTTGGGAAGGGTTGTAGTTGTTCTAACTGTATTGGTTCTCCCTTTAAATTAGAATAATTAATATTATTTCTAGTAGAGAATCTTAAATCTGTTGTTGGAGGAGGTAGAAATCCTCCACCACCATCTTCTTTAGGGATAAACTCTAATTCTATTTGGGTTTTTAAATCATTTGGATCTCTTCCTGCGAAATATTTTTCATTATAGGTTTCATAATAATACCCTGTATAGATTTCCCTTGTTTGTACATTAACAAGTTCTCCATTAGAGTATAAATTATTTACTGTGGATGATTTAGGGAAATACATTATGCTAAAAATCTATCAAATCTTTTATCAGCTGATAAGAAAATGTTCTTTTTATTCTCATATTTTGGGGTTCCTTGAACTAATTGAGCTTTATTAGATGGAGACCACCATTTGTCAATATATTTTCTGGTCCATTTATCGGCATCAATTCCTGGGATTTCTTTAGCTTTTACTCTTAATGCCATAAATTCTAAGAATCCTCTATTACTTTCAAATATAGCAAATTCCCTCACTCTTACGGCATCTCTTCTAGCGAATCTACCTGTTATATATTCTGAGTTACCCCATCTTCCTGCATCTGTTTGGGTTCCGGAGTAATTAAATCCTCCAGCTGATTTAAATGCTGTTCGTTCAGGATTTTTACTAGCCTCGGCAAACATTATAGCAAAAACTGCTCTAGCGGTACTAATATCAGTAATTTCAGAAAGGATCTGAACTGCCTCTTGGTAAGGTAATAATGTTTGGGGTGGTGGGGGTGAAACAAATGGAAGTTCAGGGTATGAAGTTTTAAGGGGAGATTCTATAATATCAGTTTCTGTGATTTCATCATCTACAAATCTGTTATCTGATGGGGGAGGATTTACTGAGTTATCTTTTTCTATTTTTTCTTCCTCAACTATAGTAACATTTTTAGGAATAGATTGAGTTTCTAAAGTAGTTTCCCAACCCGAACTATCTACTTTATGGGTTATACCTTTAATTAAAAAATATAAATGTTGAGGATAATTAGGAGGTAATACTCTTTGATTCACAAAAAACTGTTGATAAATCTTAAAACCGGTTAAACCATCCATAGTTAAAGATAAATTTAAAGGTATAAAACCTATTTGGGGGGTAGATGATTTTGGTTCTTTAGTATCTTTTTTATCAGAACTTTCTTGTAGATTACCTATTAAATCATTTAAATTTCTTATACTTTTACTAAAAGACTTAATATTATCTATTGTTTTATCAGATGCATCCTTTTGGAATGGGTCATGTTGTTTAATATTCCCATATAAAAGTAAGGATTGATGATAATCTTTTATTAACTCTCGTCTTTGTTGTTTTAATTCATTAAGTCTATCAAGATCTACCTCTGCACTTGATGTAGTGCTGGTTTGGGTAGTAGCACCTGGGTCGTTTTTTTCTAAAGATATAGAATCTGTTAATCCTTCATTCCATGCTGAAAATGCAGTAGCATCTTCCCCTTTAACAGTTCCATTTGCTTGAGCACCAATAGTAATAGTTGTAGCTAATGCATTTGAAATTTCTGTTTTAAAACCAAAATCTTTTACAAAACCTGCTTCTTTAGTAGTAGGATTGTATCCATAAACTTCAAACACTGTTGGTTCTTTTTCTAATCCTAATTTTTTTAGTAATTCATCTTTATAAGGTAAAGGTTTATTTTCTATAATTCGTACAATATTTAATTCCTCATCAATTACAGGTTCTAAATCACATACATTACTTAAAGACTCATTAATTCCACTACAAATGGGATTTAAAAAATCAAGTATAGATAATTTTCCTTCATCATCTATATTTTCCTTAATAACTTTTAAAATGAATCCCATTTCTATAAACATATTCATTATTCTTCCATAAATGGCTTCTCCCTTATCAAATTTTTCTTTAAAAGTAAATGTAGAAAAATCTGAGGTTTCTTGTTCTAGATGAAAATCATTAAAATAAATAGTTTTTCCTGTTAAACGAGGAACTTCACTATCTTTAATTTCAAAAGAATTATCAACACTACATATTCTGGGGTCGGTAGAGAAGGTTCTTGGTCTGACACACATTAAATTTTTTTCAATGTCTGTATCAAATGTTAGAGACGGTTTTTGTGTGTTATTTTTACCAACTGTAAATACTATATTATCTTGTAGTGTTTTTAACAATTCATCAAATCTAATATAGTAAAGTCTATCTATAGATTTATAATAATAACTTACATAAGTAACTCTTCCTTTATCATTTTTGATAAACCCAGATTTTAATTGACCCCTAGCACCAATACTAGTATTTAATTCTTTAATTTTTTGGTTAAATATTGAGGCAAATTCATTAGTGTTTTTTACAGACTCTACTAATTCTTGGGTAGTTTCTACTTCTTCAACATCATTTTTTTCGGTATCAGATGGAGGATTTTTAAGTACATTTACATTTAGGGATTCTATAATATCTCCCATTGATACTAAAACAATAGTAATATCATAAGAACCATCTTTGTTAAAAGTCCAATTAAAGTTTTTTACTTTACCAACAAACCCATCATAGTTACCATCTTTGTTTGCTCTTGTTTCTCTAATGTCATCTAAAACCTCATAGAAAGTTGTATATTTTCTATTTAAAAATTTTCCCATTAAGCTAGAACCTTGATCTACTAATTCTTGGTCTTTATTTAGATACTTATCGTATCCATATTCTAATAAAAGAGTATAACCTAATCTTAAATATAAGATTTCAATTATTTCAAATTGTTTTCTGTTGTATGCTACTAAATTAATAGTAGCTTCCCTTAAAGATCCTCTATTTTTGTATTTAGTAGAGACTGATTTAATACCAGGCATAGGTACTAAACCAAAATCTAACCCACCAAAACCATAGGTTGAAGTATTAATAATAGACCCATCTCTAGCTATACCTTTAAAATTATTATTACCTCCTGAAGATGAACCATTAAATAATACTAAAGCTTTAGCTAATTTTTCTCCACCAAACCCTTCAGGAATGCCTAAATCCTTATATTTTTTAGATTCGGGATCTATGTCAACTGCGGATCCTAATTTAATCCAAGATGATTTATTATTTAGATATTCTAAATCTTGTGGACTTCTTGATCTTCTCCCATATACCTCTTGACGAGTTTCTACTTGTTTCTTTACGAATTCTGGGAAGTTTTCTCCTAATAAATTTCCCATAACTTAAGAATTTAAAGATTCAAATAATTCAATTGCTACTGAGGGGTTTGCAGGTATTCTAATTTGTTGTTGTAAAGGTATTACTAAAGAATCCTGTGGTAGATCATTATTAGCGGAAGAAATAACCCACCATAAAGACGAATCATTATAATATTGTTGTGCTAAAATATCAAATCTATCTCCTTGAGATGATTGCACATAAATGTCATTTTCAGATAACGGAATATCAGGATATTTAACGTTTTGATAAACACGCTTTCCTTCAATTCTGGTTTGTGGTATTGTATTGTAACGATTAGCCATTTTTAATAATTAGTTGTACTTCCATCACTTAAGGCGATAAATCTCTTATTATCAAGTTGAGTACCTTGTCTTTCAGGTCTAAACTCGTGGATTGGTATAAATTCAAATGAACTTACATTAATTCTAAAAGGAAGTTGTTTTACACTTTCATCAACACCATCATCATTTATTGCAGTCTCATACGGAGAATCTTCTGGGGCTGTATATGTTAATGAAGTGATTACACCTGGTTGTTCATATAGATAACCTCCTAATGTTAATTGGACTAGATTACCCTTCATAAATCCATTTGTTCCATAGTCAGGAGCTAAAGTTGATGCTAAAAAGTTTAGCTTTTGATACATTGGTATAAGTTCTGCTTTTGATTGAGCATATACTGTCCAAGATGTAGAAAATTTTCTATCAAACCCACCATACCTATAAAACTTTTCACCCCTACCAGGATAATTTACTCCATCCCATTGGGCAGTATAATTATCCGTAAATGTATTTAAGAATGCTCTAAAATGAATAAAATCCTTTATAGTAGGATCTGTATTGTTTATAACAGCAATTCTAAAATTCACAAAATCATTTAAAGTATTACCTGCTCTTGGTTTAGTATCTGTGGACCTATAAATAGGTTCTGAGTTAATTTTATCTAAAGGTGGTCTATCGGTAGCTGAGTAATTAAATGAGTTAAGGCCATCGGGGTTTTTTTCACCGGGTGATCTACTATAATTTACTCTAGAGGTTTTCCCGTTAATGGGATCGTATGTATTGGGTTTTGGGGTAAATTTGGGTAAACCTTGTTTTGGTTGGCGATCAGGGTCAAGTGCTTGTTTGTCTAATGATAAAGATCCATCACTATCTTTAGTATAGACTTGGTTATTATTAGGTTTATCAGTTGAGGCTTTACCTAAAACTGGGTTTTCTGTTATATTGGATTGATATTTCTTTCGAACTAAAAATACATCTGAAAATTCAATATCAGATTTATTAAATAATTTAGTAGCACCTAAACCTTCTGTTTTAGGTAATTGTTGATTTGGTAAAAATACTAACCCAAACTTAGGATTATTTACTCCTGTTCTTTGTTCCGGAGAGACAATTTTAATATTTGTTTTTCCAAATCCAGCGTTAGAACCAGGTCCAGGACCACCATCATAAGAATATAAATTTACACTATTATCTTCTACAGTGATATGATCATTAAAAAATTCTACTAATCTATTTTGATCAGTAGGTTGAGAGTATTTAACAACATTAGAATAACGTAATTCTTCTCCTATATCTCGATCTAAATGAAGACCTATTGATGAGGCTCCTATTTGTCCTAAAGTATTTAAAGGGAGATATTTCTTTCTAAGATTACTTGTTTGTGTTTTAACATCTGTTTTAGATAAAGCAAGTTGTTTACCTATAAATAAAAATCCTTCTGGGGAAAGGAAGAATTGGGAAATTCTTGCTACATCTAATCCTACTGAAACAGGGTTTAAAAATCCATTCCTAAGTAAAAAATCAGGAGATTTCGCAAATCTTCCATTTGGGGGGCTTATTCTGATAAAAGGTTGGGGAGGGTTAGAATTTCCCCCTCCAGGTTTATCTTTACCATACTTTAATTCACTTAATCTAGATTTTAGATCTATTAAAGCCATTAAATACTAAGAGTATTAACATTATTAAAGAAGGATTGAATTTGAGATAAATTCTCCTGTGTTGCCCCAGCTGTAGTAGTTCTAGTTACAAATAATTCATATGCTGTAGGTGGTGGTGGTGGGGGTGGTGGTACAGATGCGCCGGGTGAAGTTGTACCAGCAAATGATTTGATCATTCCACTCCTAGAAAATTGAGATGATTTACCTACATTAAAAAATGAACTATTAGTTTGTAAAGTTTTACTTGATTTAGCTTGTCCAACAGGTGAATTGCTTCTAACTACAGGAGATTGTCCTAACTTATCAGAAGCGGCTGTACCTATTGGTGATTGATTTTTAATTGATGGAGATTGACCTAATTTGGCTGAATCAACTTGTCCTATAGGTGATTTATTTTCAATTACGGGGGATTGATTCAACTTAGTGGTTGAATTAGGGTTATTAAGTGGGGAATTGGGGACAATTGAGGTTGCTTGATTAAGCAATTGTGATTTCCCACTTACTTTTTTAGAATTAGGTGATGTAGGTAAGCTAAATTTTGAGACTTTATCTAGTAATGCCATTTTATTTATAAATATTATTGAACACTGACAGTATTAACATTGAATGAAGTACCTACCTTATCTGAATCTAGGTAAACATCAACGTTTTTATTTAAAATTTGAACTAAAACATTTTCAACAGCAGACATTCTTTCGATTAATGGAGAAAGATTGATTGATTGAGTGTTTCCATCTCCACCACCTCCTAAATCAGTACCTGCTATTACTGTATCTTTATCATTTAACGCTATTGCACCTTCTGGGGCCATTAAGGTGCGTTTACCATAGCCTGGGGAGAATAGATCATCTGCTGTTTTAAATTTATTATATAAAGAATACATTCCAGCAATTGCTATTCCTGCTAAAGGTAATCCAATACCCATTGGAATTTTAGCAAAAGAGCTAAAAATATTAAAAATAGCGCGACCTATTGATTTAGCTAATCCTTTCCCTTCAAGAAGCATTTCTCTTTCGAGAAAAGATACTTTTCTAGCTTGAATGGCTAGTTTAACTCCTTCAATTACTTGAATAGCTAATGCCCTACCTTTAATAATAAGATAAAGAGAAGCAATACTACCTACTATTCCTTGCATTACGGTTAATTCTTTATTATTTCCCCTAAGAGCATCTATAAGAGCTTTTGTACTATCTACTATATAAGTAATTCCTTCAGTAATAGGTAATAAAGCCATATTTACCAAAGGTAATATAGTTGCAGCTAAATCCATAAAAGGGGTAACTATTTTTAATATAGGATCTGCTAAAGAAACGAATATTTCTCTTAATTTTTCTACAGTAGCATTAAATTTTTCTTGATTAGATTGGGATTTTAATTGTTGTGCTAATCTTTTACTTCCTAACTCTTCAGCAATTCGATCATCTGAGAGACCTTGCTTTTTTAATTCATTGTAAGCTTCGGCTGCACTTCCTTCTTTCATCCCAGCTGCTGCTAATGCTTCTTGTTGAAGTAATGAGTCTGCTAAGCCATCTCTAGTCATACCAACAGCTTTAGCTAAAGCTTCCTGTTGGATTACATTCATATCAGCAAAATCTGCTGCTGAACCTGCTTGTTCTGCTATTTCTTTTGCTAAAGTAGCTAAATCATTATCTAAAGCAGCTTGTCTTGCTTTTTCTAAATTAATATTTTTTCCTAATAATAACTCAGCCTCTAATTCTGCTTCAATAGAGGATTCAAATTGTAATAAAGAATTTTGTATTTGTTCTACTTGTGCAAGTTCTAAACCAAATGCTTTAGCTTGGGCTACTGCTTTAGTAAGTTCACCTACACTCATTCCCATTGAGAGAGTAATTGCTGATGATGCTTTAGATACATCTTCTACAATTTCTTTTTCATTTAATGCTAAACCATTAACTATATTAAATGCTGTAGCTTGTCCTAATATTTGGGCAGTATTATCTGATAAATCACCTCCGGTTGCTGTTGTAATTTTAGATAATCTAGCTGCGGCTTCAACCGAAATTCCAGCTACTTTAGTTAATTGAGTGAAGTCTGTGAGTATCTCACCACTGAACATAGTAGCGGTTCCAAACTCTTTATTTATAGCTACTAATGATTCTTGTAAAGATTTAGTATTTACATTTATATCATTAGTAGTATTAGATACGAAAAGAAGTTCATTTCTAATACCTAAAGCTTCATTATAGGATGTCCCAAATGATTTAGCTAACTCCCCTGCTGATTGATCTGCCCCCTTAAGAGCATCTATAAGAGCAACTAAAGAAATTTGTATTAAATTAGCTATGGTAAAAACTTCTAAAAGATTTTCTTTTAGAAAACCAAAATATGCAGAAGTTGCATTTATTTCTTCCCCCATTCCTTGTGCCTCTTGGGCAAGCATTCTAGTTTTGTTTAGGGCATCTTCAAATCCTAAAGGGGGTAAACCTAATTTGGATAATGCTTTATCTATTCCAGAAGCTAGATTGGGGATAGCTCCTAATTTTTTTAAAGTTTCATCATCAACCTTTTGAACTTCTTTCATACTTTGAAGAAGCTCACCTGTTTTTTTAATTTGGTCTTCGATGTTTTTTAAATCATTACCTTGTAAACCTCCTTTCCTTCTAACAAGGTCTAATTCTTCTTTTCGTATTTTAACTTCATCTAAAGATTTTTGAAACTTTTTATCTTGTAAAACACTATCTCCTCTTCTAATAGATAAAGTATCTTGGGCAATAGAAGAAAGTTTACTTAATGCTTGTCTTTGGGTTACTAAGTAAGAATTTTGTTTAGAAAGTTCATTAACGGAATCTTTAAAGGATTCATAAACATAACTTAAACTACCTCTTACTTTATCAATGTGTTGTGAGGTTTGCTCTAATAAAAAATTAAGTTGTTCAGCTTCATCTGATGCACCCTTTGCGGCATTCAAGGCATTTTCAAATATTCTTTTCTGTGCACCAGTTATTTGGGCAAGATTTGCTTGAATATCTTGAACTAACTTTTGTAATTCTTGTGGTGAAAGTTGTGCAGCCAAACTAGTATTTTGTTATAAATATTGAAGGGCATCACTTTTTAGATGCCCTTGTTGAATATGTTGGCTTGTTTTTTACAGCATTACTTTGTTGGAATGCTTGTGGATTTACCTTACCATCTGTATCGATAGCTGTTTGAGTGTTTGAACCTTTAGAAGCATCTTCGTATGCCTTAGCTTCTTTCTCATAAAATTCATTAATCTGGGAGAAAGTGTATTTTCTAAGCCAAATAGGCATATTATACACTGTAGAATAATCATATCCTCCTTTCCCATGAAAAACTATTTCATGAATTTGTTTAAAAACATTAATCCTAAACTGAGGGATTATCTCAGAGATCAGGCCAAAAAAAGCTTAATCCCACAGGAATGTTGACTACCTCACCATTCGGGGCAACGAATGTGAGATCAACGTCAGGTTGGATTTCTTTTACATATTCTCTTAATGCTCTTGAATCGCGAGCTAAAAGATAGTTATCTACAAAATCGTTAATTGTTTTTTGCTCTGAATCACCTTCTACTGATGTGATCAAAAATTTTAAACGAGTAGATAATTCTGGGGAGTGATTTTTGTTTAGTTTTTTATAACCTGCTAGAGTTTCATCGATTTTCTTATCATCATGCCCAGTAAGTAATTTAAAGGTAACTTTAGTACCTGAAGATGGGCAAGTAAAATCAAAATTGTTTACTCCTTTTTTAAATAACTCCTCGTTTAAAGGTTTGTTATCGATTAAAGATAAATCGACTTCATGTTTTTCACCACCATAAGTGAACTCATAGTCTTTACCATAACCCAGCACTCTAGATGCCACTAGAATCGCGTTTTTATCGCCTATAAGCAAGTCATTTATATCAATCGGGGAAACGATCAAAGACTCAAGAAGCTTGTCTAATACAACGCCTTTTTCAATGTATGTTTGGTTGGTTAAAATATCTTCTTCTTTAGCGGTCATGTATTTCATTTCAACTTGACCTGAAGACAATGGATTTTCTTTGGGATAGAGTAAACCCTTTGAGGGTAAATCTATAATTTCTGTAGGGAACTTTAGTTCAGACATAAAACATTTTGTTTATAAATATACGGGAAAAAGAAACCCCAACCAAACTAATGGTTAGGGTTTTTTATTAACTACCTAAGGTAGCAGCGAAGTATTAGAAATTCAATACACAGTAATCCATACCTACAGTCATTGTAAGGTTTTGGATTGTACCATCTTCATCGTACGAATAATCTCCCCAATTAGCGGTTTTAATGAAAGCACCTTTCATAACCCACTCTGAGATAATTGAACCAACTGGGTCAAGTACGTTGAATGTGATGTCTTTCTTATAGAAATCAGAATAACCATCTCTACCTGTTACGGATTCGTGGTGTAATCTGATCCATTCGATCATTGCTTGAGCACCTGAAGGAGTAATTGGATCGTATAATGTAAACTGTACATCACCCCACTTTGACTTACCTTTTACTTTACGGTAAACGTTAATGTGGTTTAATACTTGTTCTCCATTATCGATAGTAACTGCTGCTACTCCTTTGAGGATGTAAGAAGGAAATCCATCAATATAACAAATAAACCTATTTTTTACTTTAGGTTCAAATGCTGTGAAGAAAATTTCGTTCGAATCTAATACTGCCATTTTATATTTTGTTTATAAATATTACTAAGTTACGTTTTTAAGATGGGAATTCAACTCCTGTTGGTAACACGTTGAAATCAAGTACAACAAATTCTGCTGTTCTAGTTGGCTGTAAGAAAATCTGACCAACTAACTGATTTCTATCGATTACATCAGGTGTATTGTTTGTATCATCCATTACAACCTTGAAGGCAAATATTCCTTGTCTTTGTTGAACTGATTCCAAATATGGATTTACTTGAGCTAAGAAGTTGTTTCTTGTAGTAATAGTATTTTGTTCAAACACTAAGTTAGAAGCAACTTGTCCAATAAATGATTTAAGGGCAATTAACAGCCTTCTTACATTTACGCGGTCTAATGCAGATGCTTTTTTCTGTAATGTTTTCTGACCAAATACTACTGTTCCTGTGTTAGGGAATACTGCGATTGGATTTACTTTACCTTGATATAAAGTATCTCTGTTTGCTTGAGTTAACTTCTTTTCAGGACGTACTACTGTATCTAATCCACCTCTGTTAATACCTGCAGGTGCGAACCAAGGCTCTGCTACTGAATCGTTAAAGGCGTATACACCTGGGATTAAAGTTGAAGCAGGGGAGTAAATGTATTCACCTGTGTTAGGGTCATTAACTAATAACCAAGGCCAATAAGCAGCTGCATATGAGCTATTTACATTTCCTGCCTGTGTAGTTGCAGTTCCAATTGTTGCATCATATCCTACTAAATCAACTACAGCAATTGTATCTGTTCTTGTTTGAGCTAGATTAACTAAAGAGTTAAATTGAGTAGCATGATCTTCTCTAGTAATACCAGGAGAAGAAATTACATTAAATTGATATTCATCTTTATTTCCTAATAAAGTGAGCATTGTATTGTAATCAGCAGGTGCAACACCTTGAGTGTTTGTTCCATCTATATTCTGATAGAAATTAGCAGCCTCTGAAGAACGGAATTGAGCTCCTGAAGCAGCTCCAAATGAACCACTTGAAACAACAGGTAAAGAACCTGTCAATGAGTTTTTAGCTGTTCCACTGTTATCTAAATAGTCAGGAGTTAAGTAGTTAACTTGCTTAACTGTTACATACCTTGAAGTATTTGGGAAACTACCTGATACTTGAATAAAAGTACCATCTGCTGTGGTTACAATATTTTCCTGTGTATTACCAATTACTTTAGAGATAAAGTTAGGGGATTTAGGATCTAATGATAAACCATCATAAGATTCTAATATTACTTTTTCAACACTACTGTCGCTACCTTGTCTGATCAATAATGAGAATTCACCTGTTTCGAGGTTTGCTGATGGGACTTCCCATCTAATATTATCTACAGACCCACTTTCTAAAGTATTATCAGTTCCTTCTGTACTGTCACTATTCATAATATCTCCTTTAGAGATAGTCTCTAATACAAATGGAGATAAACCTGTAGTAGGACCTCCTGATCCTGTGGGGATCAAGGAAGAGGTTGCTGAGGTAAATGTACCAGTAGTTACTCTTGCTACCAATAAGGTAGTACCACCATTATTGAAATAGTTTTGAGCGGAATGGTTAGTTAAATATGAGTATACTTGTGAACCCGAAGTAACAGTAGTACCGAACTTATTAGTATAGTCGGAATATGAGGTTACTAATGTAGGGGTAGTAGGACCTTTTGCGGTAGGACCTACAATACAAGCTCCTGCTTGGATGGGTTGCTGTGTTAAGAAGGACTGGTCGTTTTCTCTTGTTAAAACACCAGGTGAAAGAAGGACTTCTGCCATTTTTTAGTATTTTTGATTATAAATATTAGTTACTTTGGCAAAAAACTTATTGTTGATAAAACTCTCCTTTTTCTATGTTAATGGTACCAGCACCATATTTAGCTTCTAGTTCTTGGGCTAAAACTTGCGATTCTTGCAATGCTTGCTCGATTGCTTCTTGAATTTTTTCTTTTTGTAATTCTAAAAGAGTCATGTCATACTCTAATTTACCTAATTCTACAACAAAATTCTGTTGTTTTTCTTGAACTTGGGATAACTTTTGGATTTCTTCTTGTTCTAATTTTACTGTTTCCATTTTATAAACTTACTTTAAACGTTAAACCTTCATTTAATACAAATGTGCTACCATCTATGGTAGTTTTGATATAAACATTATAATATCTCTCGGGTTGTAACCCATTCATAAATACATCAAAATAGCTTGAAGTACTGTCTGCTGAGATTTTAGTGAATGTAGTATCAAAATCTATAATAATCTCTCCTGTATCCAAATCTCTTATCTGATAGAAGGATTCTTCTGGGAGGTAAGTATTATTCAAATACACTGAAGATGTTTGGAATGTACGAGTAGGGAATTGGGGACGCACGTTTAATCTAAATCTTTGTATAGATCCTTGTGTGTATTCGGGTTGGTTTGCCTTAAATGTTATCACAAATGGTGTTTGTGAGATTGTAGACATTGAACCTGTTGAGTATACCGTGTCATCCCACTTTAATTCTAAACAAGGAGGGTAAATTGTATGGGTGTCTAAAGAGAAAAACTTTAAACCCATATAAGTAGAAGAGTATTCTACTGAATCAGGAAGTTTTAGTATAAACCCTTCATTTGTAATGGCACCTGAGGATGTAGGTGCACCTAGTGACGCGGTATAAAACGACTTTATCGCGTCAGTAACATCAATATTTACATCAGTATCGTCGTTATAGACAAATGATTGAGTAGTTTCTATATTAGAAAATACGGAACTACCTGTATACCATACCCCACCTCCAGTAGCAGTTGAAAATGAAGCGGTAGTCCATTGGGAATATCCTGATGTAATCCAAGCACCACTTCCACTATTAGTTCTGTAAGTCCAACTAACTCCATCTGTTACTTGGGGTGAATCCAAGAATTTCCCTGTACCCATACTATAGGATTCTGATATAGGGTAAGCCTCAATATTATAATCTAAAGGAATTGCAGTAGCATCTGCTGTAAATAATCTTAAGGAGGCAGAATATGATTGGGATACTCTAGCTGCTGCTGTAAATGTATCGTTAATTACAGAAGCAATATCTGAGGTTGAGAATTTAACTAATGCTCTTCTAACATCTTCAGAGGCATTAGGAACATCGTTTGGGTTTAAATTTGCAATCTCTAGGATTTCATCTCTCCCTGTGTTCATTGCAGGGTATGCTGTGTAAATTGTAGAGTCTTTTTCAGGGAAAATTTTATATACTGCCATGCTAATAAATATTATCCTTTCGATTGAATTCTAAACCACTCTGTTCCATCACTCCAACACATTAAACCCTCATATGCTCTATTAATCTCAAATCCACCTGTTTCCCCATCTAGTGTATCACTAGTAATAGGGGTAATATTAATTTTGTGGATATTATCAGTGGATCCGTTACTTATGATTCTGATAGTTCTATTTACTTCATTAGATCCTGAAGAATGAGGTAAAACTAAAGTTAAAGTACCATTTGATCCTCTATCGTGGACTGCTTTAACTATTGAAGTACTATTGTAAGTACTACCTGTAAGGTAAATAGTTTCCCCAGAACCTCCTTGAGCTAAAGCAGATACTAAGTATGAAGATCCTGAAGCAATCATCTTCTTTTGGGATGTTATGCTTCCTGAAACGAAAAGTGAAGCACTTCTTAAAGTATTGTTTTCATTTAAAGTACCATCACTATTTCTTCCAAATACAGGTTTAAATTCTAAACCTCCATAATAATAATCATCCGAACGTTTTATATAGGTTTTAGAATCATCTGAT